ATTTAATCCAAGTAATTCAAATTATCAGGCTGGCGAAATAGCAGTTTATGGACTGGCCACTAGTTAGAAATGGATATGTAGATGAGTAGATTAATAGTATCAAATATCGAAACTCAGAACATTAAGTTTGATTCTGACACCACGGCTTTTACTATAGCTTCTGATGGTACAGTTTCAGGTACTGGCAATACATACAAACATTTAAATACGACAACAATCACTTCATCAACTTCTACTATTACATTTGATAATACTATTATTACAAGTGCTCATCAAATATATGAAATACAATTTGAAGGATTAATAGGCCCTATCACTCATAAAATACAACTTTCACCAGATAATGGTTCAAATTATAGAACAAGTGGTTACAATAGTAATCGTAGAAGATGGTATACCACTAATAGTGGATCTTCTTACTCAGAAGATGGTGGTTATTTTAGCGACACAATTTTTACTTCTACAAACGGTACCACAGATGGAAATTATTATAAAGTCACATTACTTAATATGTTAGATAGTAGTTTAAAAACTTCTTGTATAGCATACGGCGGTTTTGGTGGTGCTAGTAGCTATCACACAACTGGAATTTATTCTGGTAGATATGATACCGCTGAAGCACATAATAATATACGAATAATTCCAAGCTCTGATACTTTTACTAGTGGAAAAATATCAATATTTGGGATTAGATCATCATAAAAGGAGAAAAAAATGCCAAGATATAAAATGGTAAACGGAGAAAGAATTCAGTTTACGGCAGAAGAAGAAGCGGAAAGAGATGCTGAAGAAAAGGCATGGGCTGATGGTGCTCCTACACGTAGAATGGCTGATTTAAGAATGCAACGTAATAATCTTTTAGCTGAAACTGATTGGATGGGAAACTCAGACGTTACAATGTCTGCAGATTGGAAGACCTACAGACAAGCGCTAAGAGATATTACAAAACAAACACCGGCTGATGATTCATTAAGTAATATTACATGGCCAACAAAACCGGAGTAAAAAGTGGTAAGTACACTTAAACTAACAAAGATTCAGATACCTAACAGTGACAGTGACGTAATATCACTTGATGCGAGTACTGGTAATATGACTTTTCATAAAGATATAAAAGGTGAAGGTACTGCAACAACTAATTTATCACAAGGTCTAAGTAAGAGTTGGATGAATTTAAACGGAACAAGCACTATAGCAACTAGAGATTCTTTTAATGTATCTACGGTGGTAGATAGAGGAACTGGTTTATATACACAAAGATTTACATCTAATATGAGTAATGACGATTATGCAGTTGGCGGAAGTGGCATGGCAACACATAAAGATGCTGATGGAAGAAATAGAATTATGGTAGGTGATCCGCAATCAACTAGTGATATACATGTAAATACTTTTACTACTAGTGGTGGTGCTGAAGATATTGAATATGTTGCGGCTATAGCACACGGAGATTTAGCGTAATGGCATTAAGTAGAATAGGAAAAGGAATAGGATTTAAGATTACACTCAAAGAGGTAACTGCAAACACAACTATCGAATCGACAGAGAACGCGATGATAGCAGGACCAATTACAGTCGCGAGTGGAGTAACACTGACAGTAAACAGCGGAGGAAGGTTAGTAATCGTATGAGTACTTTAGCGGTAGATTCAATTGAACCAAAGACAAATGGAATTGCTGTTACAATACCGAATAAACCAACATGGGTTTTAGGTTATGTAAATAATAATCAATATGAAGGAACTTTAGCATTTGATAAAGAATATATCGTTACAGGAGTTACTAATTCTAGTGGTTCAATAACTATTATTACAGGTGGAATGTATTTGTGCACATTTTCAAGTAACAATGACAACACTTATAAACATTTTAGTGTCAATGGTTCTAATCCTTATAGTTCTTTCAGTCATTGGCATAATGGAAGCGATGCTAATACTCTAGTTACTCCGTTGAATTTAAATGCTAATGATGTAGTGACAGCGTATATGCATACTGCTGGTGGTGGAACGTATGGCCACAATACCTTATTCACTGGAGTATTAATAGGATAGAAGAATGCCGAGTCAAATAAAAGTAGATGAAATTAAAAACGTTGCAGGTCAGTATAAGATCAAGACTAATGTTTTTGAAGGACAGACAACTGCAGGATCTATAGCCGTACAGGGTGAAGGTACTAACACAACTAATCTGCAAAACGGCTTGGCTAAAGTAAGGTACAATTTTGAACTAGATAGCAGCGCTAATAATTTTGAAGGTTCTTTTAATTGTGCATCTGGTACAGACAATGGAACAGGAGATGCCACAGTGACTTTTACAAATGCAATGGCAGATCAAAACTATACCCCTGTTAGTTCTAGTGCAGACTCTGATATTTGTCACACTCAAGCAGATAGAACAGATGGAAATGGCAGCAGACAAACAACAAGCTTCAAAAGTAGAATAAGAGATAATGGCGGTACATCAAGAGATGCAATAGCTTATGTAGCATTATTTGGAGATTTAGCATGAGTACAATAGTAGGAACAAATATTGAAGTTACAAATATTAAGTTTGACTCTGATACGACCTCCATGATTATATCAAATGCAGGTCAAGTTACGATACAGGGTGAAGGAACTGCGACTACTAATTTACAACAAGGATTGACTAAGAATTGGTGTACTTATTCATATGCTGCAAGCATACAAGATTCTTTTAATGTCTCAGGTATAACAGATGAAGCAACTGCTTCACATACATTAACCTTTACAAATTCAATGACTAATGACGATTATTCAGCCGTATGTGGTGCTTTTGGTACAAGTCAACAAACTTTTGGTACAATTAGATCAGCATCCACATCTTCTTATAGATGTAATACATATAATGAAAATGGTAGTGCTGATGAAAGAGATACGGCTAGTTCGGCAATTGGAGATTTAGCATGAGTACTTTAGTTATAGATACAATACAAGGTAAGACAACTGCTGGTTCTGTTAACGTTCGTGGTGAAGGTTCGAGTAATACAAACTTACAGCAAGGGCTAGTTAAAGCATGGATGTCTTTAAATGGGTCAAGCACTATAGCACTTCATGACTCTTTCAATAGTTCATCTCCAACAGATAATGGAAGTGGAGACTATACTCAAGCTTTCACTAATCCTATGAGCAATGACGATTATTCAGTTGTTGGAGCTGTTAGAGCGCAAAGTACACCTTATCTAAATGGTCTTATGGTTGGTCACACAAACAGTGGTGATAAATCTGCCTTTTTAAGTACAGCCAATGTTAGAGTAACAACAAATTATGCACATCATAATTCTGGTGCAAGAGAAGATAGAGATATAGTAAATACACAAATTACTGGAGATTTAGCATGACAATTGAAACACCTGAATTTCAGGGAACACATTTATGGAATAGATTACACTGGGCTAAAGATAATTTAGACGGTGTACAAACTGATTATAGAGTAGTATGGGAAGATCCGGAAGAACCAGATGCACCTGCAAAAGTTACGGTGCCAGATCCAAACTGGCTTGCTTGTGCTTTACAAGGTGGCATACTTCCACCAGTAGAAGTTTATTGGGCTTTAGCGGAAGATGAAGCAAAGCCAGATTTTAAGAAACATACTCGAGGTTATCTACTACATAATACGAAACCAGTTGACAAGATGACCGAGGAACAAGCAATTGAATACTTAATTATGAAAGACATACCACAAAGAGTGTGGAAAGATTATGATAAGTCTAATCGTAGAAGACTTATTATTTGTAAAAAGCAAAATTTGCCAAGTCATAGAACTTGGCGTAATGCTTGGAAAATAAATCAAGAACTAGTAGCATAGGAGAAAATAATGACTACAATGATACAAGATAAAAATGGAGTGATTGCTGCAACTCCATCAACTATGCCATCTGATAGACATTTCAGAAATGCATGGGTTTTCGATAGTGCACAGGCCGCTATCACAGAAGACATTACTGCGGCAAAAGCAATATTTAAAGATAAAATAAGAGAAGTAAGAACACCATTACTTGAAGCGGAAGATGTTGCATTCATGAAAGCTTTAGAAGTTGCTGACTCAGATGCAAGGGTTGCGAGTCAAACTAAGAAGATCAGCTTAAGAAATGCACCACAAGCAGGAGCAATTAGTAGCGCAGACACTATTGATAAGTTAAAAGCTGCATGGGATGAGAGTCTTTTAGGAACGAGCCCGTATAAATAGTCTAAAATAAAGGATTTAAAATGGCAGTTCCTACATCACGTGCAACATTAATTGATTATTGCAAAAGACGCTTAGGCGAGCCTGTAATAGAAGTTAACGTAGATGAAGATCAACTTGAAGATCGAGTTGATGAAGCGTTACAATATTATCAAGAGTATCATTCTGATGCCACAGTACGTACATTCTTAAAACACGAAGTTACAGCAGACGATGTGTCTAATGAATTCATACCTATTGCATCTAATATCTTATTTGTTTCAAGACTACTTCCTTTAACTAGTTCTTTCAATACCAGTCGAAACTTTTTTGATATTAAATATCAGATGATGCTAAATGATATTGCTGACTTAATGAATTTTGCAGGTGATTTGGCGTATTACGAACAAATGCAACAATACTTGTCGTTGCTCGACATGAAACTTAATGGACATCCACAAACACAGTTTGCAAGAAGACAAAACAGGCTTTATATATTTGGAGACTTTGCCGATAAAGATATAAAAGCTGGTGATTTTTTACTCGCAGAGGTTTACACTATTGTGGATCCAACCACGCACACTTCAGTATTCAATGACATTTTTATAAAAGAGTACACTACTGCACTCATAAAACAGCAATGGGGTACTAATCTAATTAAATTTGACGGAATGCAGTTACCGGGAGGAGTCGTTTTAAATGGAAGACAAATATATGATGATGCTACAGGCGAAATCGAAAGATTAAGAGAAAGCATGAGACTAGAACAAGAACTTCCACCAGACTTTTTTGTAGGATGACATGGCAACAAATTTATATTTCAGTCAAAAGGTAAAGTCAGAACAGAACCTATACGAAGACATTGTAATAGAATCTCTTAAAATGTATGGGCAAGACGTGTTTTACTTGCCTCGTGATCTCGTCAATGAAGATAAAATTCTAGGTGATGATCCGGAATCAAGCTTCAACTCCTCACACGTAATAGAAATGTATATTGAAAACACCGAAGGATTTGAAGGTGAAGGTGACTTATTCACAAGATTTGGTGTAGAGATAAGAGATGAAGCAACTTTTGTTGTTGCAAGAAAGAGATGGGAACAGACTGTACAAAGATATGATAATGAAATAACTTCTGTAAGACCTTCAGAAGGAGACTTAATTTATTTACCTTTATCAAAATCATTATTTCAAATATCTCATGTTGAGCATGAGATGCCTTTTTATCAATTAAGTAACTTGCCTGTTTATAAGTTGAGGTGTCAACTATTCGAATACACTGGAGAAGATTTAGATACAGGCATAGATGATATAGATGATATTGAAAGAAGATATGCATACAAATACATCCTTACACTAGATAATGTACGTGATAGTGCAGAAGCAAGTGTAACTGTAGTTGGTGGACAACTTTCAACAGTCACAATTGTTGATAGTGGTAATAATTACTTTGTAGCACCACAAGTATTAATTTCAGATTCAACTGGTGTAGGTGCTGTTATTACATCAACTGTTGATAGTAACAGTGGTGAAGTTAATAGTCTCACAATAACAAATGCTGGTACAGGTTATACTAATAATCCAACTATTACGTTTGCTTCACCAGCGCCAACACAATTTCAAATTGGTGAAACAATTACGAGTCCAAGTGGTGACACAATACTGAGAGCTGAAGTTGCCAAATATTCAGACTCCGATGATAAGATTCACTTGATACATGCAGGTGCAGATGACGGTAAGTTCCATGCATTTACAGTAGGTAAGAAAGTTTTTGGATTAAAAACTGGTGCAGGTGGTGTAATTAATTTAGTAGTTGAAGATAATCAATTGTCACAAAATGAACAAAATACAGATTTTACTTCAGGCACAGATTTCATTGACTTTACGGAAAATAATCCATTTGGCGATGCGAGTAATAACTAATGTTTGGTGGACACTTTTATCACGAAAAAACTAAGAAAGCAGTTGCATTATTTGGTAGACTGTTTAATAACATATATGTTATTCGTAAGAATTCATCTGGTGCAGTAATTAGTCAAGTAAAAGTTCCATTGTCTTATGCACCAAAACAAAAATTTCTTGAAAGAGTGAGAGAAAATCCAGATTTAAATGATGATACTAAGGTTGCAATCAAATTGCCGCGGATGTCATTTGAAATAACATCTATTGCTTATGATGCTACCAGACAACTCGCTAAGATGTCTACATTCAACACAACTGCATCTGATGCAAATGTAAATAAGAGACAAAAATTTTTTACACCTGTTCCTTATTCAATAAATTTTCAATTGAATGCATATGCAAAATCACAAGATGATGCATTACAGATTGTGGAACAAATACTACCAACATTTAATCCACAATATGCTTTAACCATAAAACCTTTTGCTACTGAGTTTCCATCATATGTAGAAGACATACCGATAATAATACAAGGTGTTTCTTTTAGTGATGACTTTGAAGGAGCTATGGAACAAAGAAGAACAATAATTTACAGTATGGACTTCGAAATGAAGTTAAGTTTTCATGGTCCAATCGCTGACACAAACGTTATTCGTAGTAGTGTTGCAAAAGTATTTAATATTAATTCTGGATTAAATGATTCTGATATAGGATTACAAACAATAACAGTGGCACCTAACCCTACAAGTGTAATTGGCTTGGCTGATAGCGATTTTGGTTTCACAACAACAATAGTGGATAGCGCATAATGTTTGAATATAGATGTAAATTACTTAGAGTGATTGATGGCGATACCGTTGATGTTGACATTGATTTAGGATTTGGTGTGTGGTTAAGAAAACAAAGAATAAGACTTTACGGAATTGATACTCCAGAGTCAAGAACTCGTGACTTAGAAGAAAAAAAATATGGATTAGCGGCAAAAGCTTTTCTAGTTAAATGGACTGGAGCAGGTGAACTTACTATTAAAACACATAAAGATGCTAAAGGGAAATTTGGTAGAATACTCGGTGAGTTATGGACTTTCAAAACTAATATAAATCAAAAGATGATTGATGAACATCATGCAGTAAAATATCACGGTCAATCAAAACAAGACATTGAACAAGAACATATAAAAAATCGAGCACTGGTAAAGTTAGATGAGTGACAAAGATATAAAACAATTTTTTCCACCGGAAGAAAAAAATGTAGATAATGATTATAAGTATTCACGCGATACTTATTACGAACTTGTGGAAAAAGGTAAACAAAGTCTTGAGTTGATGATTGAAGTTGCTCGTGAAAGTGAGCATCCACGCGCATTTGAAGTTTTATCAGGTATGATAAAAAATATTTCTGATGTGAATGATAGATTAATGGATTTAAATAAAAAGAAAAAAGACTTAGATAGAAAAGAAGAAATTAAAAACATTGCTAAAACTACAAATAATCTTTTTGTTGGGTCAACTGCTGAATTACAAAAAATACTTAAGAATGAAACGGACCTAGTTAATGTTACACCAAAATCAAAATGAAAACTATCTAGGCAATCCTAATATAAAAAAAGATGGGATAACCCAACCTTGGACTAAAGATGAAGTTCAAGAATATGCTTTATGCATGAAAAGCCCAATTTACTTTATAGAAAAATATGCAAAAATTATATCACTCGATAAAGGACTGGTTCCTTTTAAATTATATCCTTATCAAAAAAAGATGTTTCAACAATTTAGCGAAAACAGATTTAATGTTGTACTTGCGTGCAGACAATCAGGTAAATCTATATCGGCCTGTGGATACTTATTATGGTTTGCACTCTTTCAACCAGAAAAATCAATTGCAATACTTGCAAACAAAGGTGCAACGGCCAGAGAAATGTTGGCAAGGATTACGATCATGCTTGAAAATATTCCTTTCTTTCTTCAGCCGGGTGTTAAAGCTCTCAATAAATCTAACATTGATTTTAGTAATAACAGTCGTATTATCGCTGCTGCTACGTCTGGCCAATCAATTCGTGGTTTATCTATTAACCTACTTTACTTAGATGAGTTTGCATTTGTTGAAAGAGCAGCAGAGTTTTATACTTCTACTTATCCGGTTATATCATCAGGTACAGATACTAAAATTATAGTTACTTCAACTGCAAATGGTATAGGTAATACATTTCATAAAATATGGGAAGGATCAGTACAAGGAGTAAATGAATATAGCAACTTTAGGGTAGATTGGCACGATGTACCTGGGAGAAATGAAGAATGGAAACAAGAAACGATTAATAATACTTCACAAGTGCAGTTTGATCAAGAATTTGGAAATACGTTTTTTGGTACCGGCGATACTTTAATTAATGCACAAACACTTTTAGATTTACGAGCATCATCAACTATTAGAAACCTTGAAGGCGGCGATATGTTGATTTATAAAGAGCCGGTTTTAAAACATGAATATATTTTAGTTGCAGACGTTTCAAAGGGAAGAGGACAGGACTATTCATCTTTTTCATTAATCGATATTAGCACTCGCCCGTTTGAACAGGTTGCTGTTTACCGCAACAACACTATCTCTCCGTTACTCTTCCCTAATATTATATATAAGTATGCGATGGTCTACAACAAAGCTTATTGCATTGTTGAATCAAATGATCAAGGATCGGTGGTTTGTAATGGTTTATATTATGATTTAGAATATGAAAATGTTCACGTTGAATCTGCAGTAAAAGCAAATGCTATTGGTATTGAAATAAATCGTAGATCAAAAAGATTAGGTTGTAGTGCATTAAAAGATCTACTTGAAAATAATAAACTAACAGTAGTTGATGAACAAACAATATTAGAAATATCTACATTTGAAGCAAAAGGACAAACTTTTCAAGCATCTGTAGGTAATAATGATGATTTAGTTATGAATTTAGTCTTATTCGGTTATTTTGTTTCATCAGCATACTTTTCAAATTTAACTGACATTAACATAAAAGATATAATTTTTAATCAAAAAATGAAAGAAATACAAGAAGATATTGTTCCTTTCGGATTTATTGATGATGGAAGTGAACACATTAAAAAAATTGAGTCACAAGATGACCCTTGGCAGATAGAGTATGATAGAGATCTGTAATATTATAAATAAGATATAATTGAACAATCGTATTATGAAACTCGTAATTAAAAGTAAGGAAAAATAAAATGGCACTATTTTCACCATCGGAATCACCGGCGGTTGTCGTTAAAGAAATAGACTTGACTGGAGGAGTGCCTAATGTCCAGTCAACTACAGGCGCAATCGTAGGTAACTTTAGGTGGGGACCGGCTCTTAAAAGAACTTTAGTAGCTAATGAAACAGAATTAGTAGAAAAGTTTGCAGCACCAGACTCGGCAACCACAATAGACTTTCATTCAGCATCATATTTTCTACGCTACTCAAGCACACTCCAAGTAGTTAGAACAATTGATGCAGACGCAGACAATGCAATATCAATATCATCAGATAGTGCTGGCGCATCGTTAACTGCAGCAATAGTAAAAAACGAAGAAGATTTTGAAGCACAAGCTTCTACATTAACAGCAGCTGGTCATACATTTATCGGTAGATTCCCAGGATCACTTGGTAACGATCTACAAGTACAAATGTGTCATGCAGACTCAGACGCCTTTACAAATTGGGTGTATAAGAATGAGTTTGATGCAAAGCCGGAAACATCAACTTATTTAACTAAAAAGAATGGTACAAACGATGAAGTACATGCTGTTGTTGTTGATAAAGACGGAAAATTTACAGGTACAAAAGGTTCAGTACTTGAAAGATATTCATTCTTGTCTTTAGCAAAAGATGCAAAAGCTGAAGATGGAACTTCTATTTACGTTAAAGACGTAATTAACGAAAGATCAGAATATGTTCATATGGCAGGTTTTGACTCAGCAGTAGTAGCAAACGTAACTACAGCAGGAAGAGTTGCACTCGACAGTGGTGATAACTTCTTGTCAACAGGTTCTGGTTTATTTAATAGACCTTTCATATTCAACTTTTCAAATGGATCTGACTGTACAGCTATAGGAACTACAGAGTTCTTAACCGGTTATGATCTCTTTGAAGATAAAGATCAAGTCGAAATTGATTTCTTAATCGCGCCTTCAATGGCAACAACTGCTAATCAAACAACAGTTGTAAATGACTTGATTGCAACCGCACAAAATTTAAGAAAAGACTGTGTTGTTGTAGCTTCTCCTGCTAGAGATGATGTGGTAGGACTAACAAATGCTTCTGACATTGTAACAAACGTAGTTGCAACCGCAGACACATTTACAAAGTCATCATATCTTTTCAATGATGGAAACTTTTTAAAGACATATGATAAGTTTAACGACCAATTCATAACAATACCGGCAGCTTCTTCTACAGCTGGACTTATGGCAGCAACTGATTTAAACAGAGCTTCTTGGTTCTCGCCAGCAGGTTCAAGACGAGGTCAGTATCTTGGAATAACAGCACTGGCTTACACACCAACAAAGGGTCAAAGAGATACCTTATACAAGGCAAGTGTAAACCCTATTGCTAATATACCGGGAGCTGGTGTCATATTATTCGGTGATAAAACCGGACTCAGAAGAGCATCTGCATTTGATAGAATTAATGTAAGAAGATTATTCTTAACATTAGAAAGAGCAATATCAAGAGCAGCTGAGCAAGTACTCTTTGAATTCAACGATGAATTTACAAGAGCTGAGTTTGTCAATATCATTGAACCAGTACTTAGAGAAGTAAAAGGTAGACGTGGTATCACAGACTTCAGAGTGGTAGCAGATGCTACTAATAATACTGCGGCAGTGATTGATAGAAATGAATTTAGAGCAGACATATTCATTAAGCCTGCTAGATCTATCAACTTTGTCACACTGAACTTTGTAGCCGTAAGAACTGGCGTTGACTTCGAAGAAGTCGTCGGAACGGTTTAAGGAGGTAAGACATGGCAGTATTAGGCGTAGATGATTTTAAATCAAAGCTAAGAGGCGGCGGGGCAAGACCTAACCTCTTCAAAGCTACAATCAACTTTCCGGGTTATGCAAATGGTGATCCAGAACTGACATCTTTCCTTTGTGAAACAGCTCAGTTGCCGGGATCAACACTTGGCCAGATAATAGTACCTTTCAGAGGTAGACAATTAAAAATGGCCGGTGACAGAACATTTGATGTCTGGACTGTTACAATTATCAATGACACAGATTTTGCAATAAGAGATCCAATGGAGAGATGGATGAATGGTATTAATGCTCATACAGCAAATACCGGACTTACAACTCCGATTGCATATGAAGCAGATCTGTTAGTTGAGCAACTTGATCGATCAGGTGATGCTCTCAAAAAGTATACGTTCAGAGGTGCATATCCACAAGATATGTCACCAATAGATTTGAACTATGGTACAAATGATGAAATCGAAAGATTTACTGTAACATTTGCTTATCAATACTATGAGACTAACACTACAACTTAAGTAATAAATAATAGGAGAGCAAACGCTCTCCTATAACTTAAAGGAATTATTATGGCTGACGGTACACTAAAAATATTTGGTTTTGAAATAACGAGAACGAAAGACAAGAAAGCAATCAAGTCTATTGTTCCGCCGCGTGATGATGACGGTGCCGGTTATGTAAGTACACCATCTTATGGATCACACTACGGACATTACATTAATATGGAAGGTGATGATTCAAAAGATAATGTACAATTAATATTAAAATATCGTGGATCTGCTATGCATCCAGAAGCAGACGCTGCAATTGAAGATATTGTAAATGAGGCAATTACTTCAGGTGATATGAAACCCATAATCACTTTGAACGTTGATCGCGTTCCAGTAAGTGCCACTATTAAAAGACAAATGTTGGATGAGTTTGATAACATATATAACATGTTAAATTTCAAAGAATTAGGGCATGACATATTTAGAAGATGGTACATTGATGGTAGACTTTATCATCATTTAGTAGTTGATGAAAATAACTTAAATGCCGGTATACAAGAGATAAGATACATTGATTCTGCAAAAATAAGAAAAGTAAAACAAGTCAAGAAAAAAACTGATCCAGCTACTGGTGCCAAGCTGGTTGAAAAAGTAGATGAGTTTTACATATACCAGGAAAAGCCAGGTTCACAATCAGGTGCTATCAAATTAACAGATGATTCTGTTAGTTACGTAACATCAGGTTTGCTTGATGAACATAGAAAACGAGTAGTTTCTTTTTTACATAAAGCTCTTAAACCTATTACGCAGTTGAGAATGATGGAAGACTCGCTAGTAATTTATAGGTTGGCAAGAGCACCAGAAAGAAGAATGTTTTATATTGATGTAGGTAACTTACCGAGAGGTAAAGCTGAACAATACATGAAAGATATTATGGCCAAGTATCGTAATAAACTTGTTTACGACGCAAAGACCGGTGAAATACGTGATGATCGTAAACATATGTCAATGTTGGAAGATTTTTGGCTACCGCGAAGAGAAGGTGGGCGTGGAACAGAAATATCTACACTACCGGGTGGAGAAAATTTAGGTCAGATTGAAGATATTTTATATTTTCAAAAAAGATTATATAGATCTTTAAATGTACCTTTAAATAGATTAGAACAAGAACAACAGTTCTCACTAGGTAGAGCAACTGAAATAAGTCGAGATGAATTGAAGTTTCAAAAGTTTATTGATAGATTAAGAAACCGGTTTTCAAGTTTCTTTTATGAAATACTTAAAAAACAACTCATAATGAAAAATATTATTACCGAAGAAGATTGGCATTCATGGAAAAATGAAGTTAACTTAGATTATACACGTGATAATCATTTTTCAGAATTAAAAGAAGCAGAATTACTTAGAGAAAAAATACAAACACTTGATCAGATACAAAATTATGTAGGTGAATATTTCTCTAAACAATGGGTGCAAAAGAATATTCTTCTTTTTGATGACGATGAAATCGAAAGAATGGATAGTGAAATGGCTGCAGCACAGCAGCAAGAACCAGAAGATGACCAAGGAGCGATTTAATGTCAGAAGAAAAACAAATGCCTGATAATGTTGATACTATTGAAGATTTAGTGAAACATTCATTGGCACAAGATTATAATAAAGCAAATGAAGTATTTGGTAATGTAATGACTACCAAACTTACAGATGTATTAGATCAAACTAAGATGAAACTTGCAGGACAAATTTATAACGATGAGCCTGAAGATGAAGAAGATCCATTAGAAGATGAAGACTTTGAAGAAGATGATGAAGCTGATGAAGAAGAAGCTGAAGAAGAAATAGAAGATGAAGAGCAGGAAGAAGAAGTCGAAGATGAAGAAGAAGAAGAAGTCGAAGGTAATCCTGT